CCCGATCGATTTCCACCGGATTCACAGGAGGAATATATGCCCACCGTGAAAGTTAACGGCAAAACCAAGAAGATCAAGTACGGCAACAAGAAGCCAATGAGAAAGCCCAAGGGCACGTAGTTGGTTGCCATACCCGAATCTCACAGAAAGGAAGCTGTACGGCGTATTGAAAAGGAGTTCGCCCGCAGGAATTTCGTATCTCCTGACGGGGAGGAACCCGACTTCCTTGATCATGTGAAGATTCTCGAGAGGGCGCAGATCCATTCGGGGATATCCGGTGGTGCCGTGCCTTTCCAGAAATGGCCTTATCTCGTTGAACTTGCCAATGCGATCGTTGAAAACCGCCTTGTTGCGATACTTAAAGCAAGGCAGCTCGGATTTTCGTGGACAAGTGCCGCATACGCAGCGTGGCTTCTCACGTTTAATCCAGGGACTAACGTCCTGATGATATCCAAGGGACAGACTGAAGCCTTCTCACTTCTTGATAAAGTACGCTTCATATTAAAGAACTTGCCCGAGGACTGGCAGGCTCCCCTTTCTCCTGATTCAAGGAGTGAGATAGGTATACCGAACCGTGATTCAAAGATCTTAGCCCTTCCTTCAACAGAAGATGCGGGAAGATCAGAGACGGCATCGGTCGTTATACAGGACGAGGCGGACTTTCATGAGTACCACGCGCAGAATTACACCGCCGTAAAGCCGACAATTGACGGTGGCGGCCAGATGATCATGGGATCAACGTCAAATAAACGCGAGATGAGTTCGCTCTTTAAGGAACTCTACCGGTCGGCCCCCGACAACGGGTGGAAAACTCTCTTTATTCCGTGGCACGCAAGACCCGGAAGAGACGAGAAGTGGTACGAAGCAACGAAAAGCTCGGTTCCCGTCCTCGATCTTGAGGGAATGAGTCCCGAACAGTACATGGAACAGGAGTATCCCGGCGAGGAAACAGAAGCGCTCGCACCACCTAAAGCTCAAAGCATCTTTGACCGCGACATGATTATAGGAATGTCAGAGGAATGCAAGTCGCCGATCCGCGAAGTGGGACCCGGACGCATATACCAGGAGCCACGCGTCGGAAGAAGGTACGTTGCAGGCACTGACGTTGCGCTCGGGGTGGGTATGGACTATTCGGTCACTGTTATACTTGATGTCAACTCGGGGTATGTTGTCGCAGATTTAGTCACAAATACGCTCCAGCCCGAAGACTTTTCGGTGGCGTCGATGAGACTCCTTGAGGAATTCAGCAATCCCGACTGGGCGATTGAAAATAACTTCTCGGATACCGTTCTTACGATTGCGAGAAACGAAAACTATCCGCGCCTCTACAGAAGGACTGTCGGCAGGGGCAAGACGGCGAGGCGTGAAATCGGATGGAAGACCGACAGGATGAGCAGGCAGAATCTTTTTGACGAACTCAGACTGACTTTCAATGACGGACATCTCACGATTCCCAACAGACAGGGACTCGATGAATTCTCAACGATCATTGCAGCTCCCGGTGAAAAGCCGCAGGCGATGGGTGGCGCACACGACGATTACGTCATGGCACTCGGCATCGCACTCATGTGCAAAAAGAACAGGGGAATAACGAACCACGGGAAAATTATCCGCCTACCGGCGTTTGCATAGGAAATATTTATGGCTGATTTAAGAGAAAGGCCCGAAGCTGAACAGATAACACGCTTTCATTCAAAGATGTCTGAACTCTGGTCAAGGGCGCACGAGGAATTCCGCGATAACGACGCTTATTACCAGAGGAAATTCCGCGTATGGAACTCAAACTACCAGGGAAGGCCCGTATTTTACGACTCAACACCGACGCATTTAGTCGATCATGCCGTCGCAACGCTCATGAGCTTCTCTCCGAGGATTCACAGGGAGCCTGTCGGCGACACTGAGCAGCATAAACTCGATGCAACCGCACTCGAACACGGACTTAAAGCCGTTTTTGAGAACTCTGCGATGCACGAACCCAACCTTCCGTGGAAAATGGTGGCACAATATCTTGTGGCCCACGGCTATGGAGTCATAGAAGCGCCTATTTTAACGGGATTATCAGAGAAACCGGCAGCGCCAAAGCGTGAAAACTTCCCCGATGACGATCAATACGAGCAGGAAAATGCAATTTACCGCGCTCAAAGCAGGGAATTTAACCCGATCCGTATCAGGGTTCCTCACCCTTCGACCGTTCTTATGAATCCTACGGAGAAAATTCCGCAGATCGCCGTAAAAGCATCGAAGATGACAGCGCAGGACCTTTATGAACAGTCGGTTATGAAGAAGAAAACGCAAAGAAGGAAGTACGCAGAGATTTTTGACATGGATGATTGCGATCCGTGGGACGAAATCGAGGTCTGGGACTACTGGACACCGTACTGGCACGTAAAAATGCTCGCTAATCCCGCACCAACCTATGGTTCACCCAGCTCAAAAGGCGCAACTCCCATATATATGGAGAGAAATACATGGGGATTTGTTCCATTCGTCCACGCTTTCGCGGGACTTTCAGGGATGGACATAGCAGATTCAGGCGGAGACCCGTATAACTTCGCTCAGGGGATATTAACTCCGAATAAAGAGACTATAAGGAAAAGAACGCAGGAAATTTCGGCATCACACCAGATGCTGCTAAGGACCGCCTTCGCACCGATGGGAACATCACGCGACCCGATGACCCTCGCACAGGCAATCCAGAACGAGGGAATCCTCGAGGGAGACCCGCAGGACTACTGGGTCATGAACACGGGAGATATTCCAGGCTGGATGCAGAACGTGAGGCAGGGTACCGATGATACGCTCGAACTCGGGACGTACTCATCAGCACTCGCAGGCCAGAGGCAGGCAGGCGTCACAACCGTCGGCCAGCAGGCAATTTTAAATACGGCAGGGATGAGAATATTCGCAGGCCTAGCCATGCAGAGAGAACACATGGCATCGATAGTCGGTGGAAGAATTCTCCAGCTCGTCGATAACGTGTCCGAACTCTCGGGCGGGATCGGCGCCAACGGAAAACTTCTAAGGAAGTCACAGATCCATAGCGTCTACGGCGTTCAGGTTGCCTTCCCCCACGCAGAACCTGTCATGGAAATGCAGAACAGACAGGTCGCAATGAGCGAATACGGAGCGGGACTCATCGATCCACTGACATATTACGAGGTCGCAGGATACGAGAACGGCACCGATATTCAGAAGAGACTTCTGGAACAGGAAATCAGAAATCTTCCGGCGGTCAAGGAAAGGTTCGAGACCGAGGCAGCCCAGCAGTTGGGACTCGTTGACGAGGAAAATGTTGAAGCCGCTGCACAGCAGATCCAACAACGCCAGCAGGCGGCACAGCCACAGATTCCCGGAATGAACGGAGCAGGCCCCGCCGATCTGAATACACCACTTACGCCCGACACATTTACTCCTGAGAGGATCGACCTTGTCTAAAAATCCATATACAGATGCGATTATGAGTATTGCCGATGAGTATAAGTCACTCATTGAAAAGGCGCCCAAAGAACAAGTTCCTTCCATAATGCGTGAAGCAATGGTCAAGGAGAAAACTCCCATAGGCAAGTGGCTTGAAAGCAACCGTGTCCGCGAAAAAGATTTTGAGGGGTTGTTCTAATGCCACCACAAACGAAGTTTGAAAAGCACAGGACTCGCATTTCCGATGATGAGAATTATGAGGTCATAGCGAAATTCGTATCGCTGCTGAGATCACAGGAAACGACAACAACCGGCCTAACTTCCACTTTGGATCAAATGTTGGAGTTTATAGATCCGGGAACTCCATCAACAACCAAAGTCCGCACCGAATTTCCCGATTTTACCAAGGACGATGCCATAAGGCTTGTTGCCGAAATTGCAGAGGAGACGGGTGAGTCTGAAAGCTATATATTAGAAAACCTTTATTCGGGAATTGAGTACGATGAAAAAGAAAACACGATAAGAAAAAAAGTCGATATTTTTGATCCCGACAGGGACGTCGATAAATGGCTTGCTCACCCCAACAGCATTGAGGGCATTCTGACTGCTAAAGAAGACCAGTTATGGAATGATGCCCGTTACATTACAAAAGGAGAAATCTTTGCCCTTTCATTAGAGACTGCTGCCAGCAATGAGTTCAAGCTTATAGATTGGAACGATGCACAGGAAATTGTTGATTACTGGCGGAAGCCAGATGATTTTGTTGGTGAAAACGAAGAAACAGTGAACTGGCTT